ATTAGTTCTTTTTTGAACAGCTTCTGTCATAGCTTGTGCATATTCGATGGGTTGTTTAGCGAGGGCCACGTCACCTCGTAGTATGCATCCCGTCATTCTTCCATCTTCCTGTACTCTAAATCCAGAAGATAATTCAGGACATTCTTCAGCCATAACAAATTTCCAGCCTTCCCTTTCTTTACGTCCGATATTCTGGTAGTCATCCTGACCATCCAGCATTACACGAACCCAACGTAAAACATATCCTTCAGAGCGATACTTGTCTTTAACACTCTGAGGAATTTTGAGCCAATCGTTATCTTCTATAGCTTCGAGGATTGCCTCACGAGATAAGCCTTCTCTTTCCTCCTGCGCCCGTGTCGTATTACGGGAAGCAGTTTCAGATTGTATTGAACTTTCGTCCATTTCGTTTTCTACCGTATTTACTTCTTCAACCATTTTTTATCTCCGCACACTTTTGTTAAACTACAGTCGTATAATCGCCATCAGATCTTTCTGCTTTCGCTTTCTCGGCTGCGTACTTTTCAAGAGGTATACTCCATTTTTTAGCTAAACGAACATCTTCCGAAGTAAGCTTAACTTTTTTAGAGGCAGGAGAGCGCGATCTTCCTGCTACCACTTGACGAGGCTTTGACGGAGTAGCCTCTTCCGAAAACTTTTCAGGCAGTTCTTCACGTAAACGAAAATCTACCTTTTCATAAAAAGAAGGATCACTAGGATCTTCTCCTTGTTCTTTTAATTCAGCATCAATAGAAAGAGCAACTGCTGTACGTGTTCTATCTTTACCAAACCATTTATTCTGTTCTGCCCACTCAGTTGCAAGAGGATCAACTTTTTCTACAGGTGCATTTTCATATTCCTTTTTACGGATCTCCTGTTCTCTTGCATACTGCTCAGACTGTTGTTTAATCCATTCTTTTCTCTGATTAAGAAGTTTTAAATCAGTCTTGGCTTCAGACAGTTCTTCTTGAGCCTCTAAAACACTATCTTTATTTCCTGCATCGTAAGCTTCTTTAAATTTAGTTCTAGCGTTTTCAAGACGAGAAGAAACTTCTCCTTCTTTTGCTGAAGCCAATGCATCGTCATAATCAAATTTTAACTTTCCAGCTTCAGCCATTTCAAATCGAAGCTGATTTAATTCTTCACGGGTTTTTAATAATTCTTCATCACGTTCTTTACGTTGTTTAATTAATTGACGAATGCGTTTTTCCGCACCCTTTGTTTCTATTCCTTCTAGTTCCGGCGCATCCTCTTCTTTGCCCGTTTCCGCATTTTGAACCACCTCTTCAACTTCAACGGAAGGAGACACATCTTGAGAAATAGGTGCTTCAATTTCAAGCTCCTCTCTGTCTTCATCCGGTTGATCAGATACTTCAATTTCTGTCCAACCATCTTTATCTTCTTCTTCAGCCATTTTACCTTTTCTCCGCAGTTGCGACTTCTACGTTCACGCTACCAATGAATACATTGGATCTACTTCTGATGGATCAGTTATTCTCATTATGACCTGATCATCGTAAATAAGCAAGTACCGGATACCTTTATATAAAAACTTTTGACCCGTATGCTTACCATAACACACATAGTCTCCTTGAGAACACCACGCTCCTTCAGAAAACTTGTGAGTATCTTTATACGCTAATTCTCCAACCTTTACAACCTTTCCTACTGTTGTAAGATATTGAACATCATCTTTAAGACTATCAGGCATAATAATTCCACCTTTTGTCTCACTTCTTACAGATAAAGGTCGAATAAGTATATGATAACCGGGAAGTTCTGGAAGAACATCAGGATCAGCAACTTCATTATTTGTAATCCACTGATCATTAGTTGTTGCTTTTCCCATATTAGGTTGTAGTACCATGTGATTTAATGCTCCGTTTCGTTTTCCACTTGTTCAATTATTGATTTAGTGTACTCATCTATCACACGTATGGATCTTGTCAACCCCTCTACAACACCCGTAAGATGTTTGTACTGTGGATAATCTTCACACATCCCAGTTGCAAGCTGTTCTGCAAGTTTCCTTATTTCTCCTTCCAATAAAGATTTTATTTCTTCGCCGTCTGTAAACATTTTACGTACTTAACTGTCTACCTCTATCTTTACTGGTTTAAGTAAACTTTTAAGATAATCCTTATATGCACTACTAACCTGCCTATCAGTAGCAGAAGGATCTTTTAACTTATCTGTATAAATTTTTCTTGTCTGAGATTTGTCCATATTCATTCTTTCTTACTGTCATAACAGTTTCTAAATTTTTGGTTTGTGTATAAACACAAGTCCTGAAAATAAACTTTCCAATCTTCGTAGTCTTCTTCTTTTGGTTTAACAAGACTATAGTCTATTTTCGTGTAGTCGTCAAATTTATCCACGTTTCTTCTTATTCATTCCTATCAAGGTTTCAGCAAGCTGTGCCTGTTTTTTAGTACGTTTATTTGATTTAGATCCTTTCTTTAAAACCTTCTTTGCATATGCGCTTGTAGACATTCCAGCTTTTTTAGCTTTTTCCTTAAATGCTCCGGGACGCTTAATAGCCCCTTTTATCCAGTTTCCGCTACTCTTTCTTGCCATCTTTTTGTTTCCTTGTTGTAAGAGGATGATCACCATTATGCATCTGTTCTACAGACTGCATACGATGTTTTAAATCACTGATGTCTGAGAGAAGAACACCTAATTCCCTATTTCGTCTTTCAAGATTGTCAGGACTTAAAATCTTTGAAATTGTTTTTAACTGATTTGTTTTAACCGCTTCTCCTGCTTGTACTTTATCAAGAATAGAATAAATCTCCGCAATATTCTTTTTCATTTCTTCTCTGCTTGCAATCAGATTTCGTACCTGTGTGCGTACAAGCATCCACGCTCCTGACAAAGAGGCCAGTACCGCCGCCAACTGTAAAAGCATTCTGCTGTCTAAGGCAATTGGTTCCATGCTGTTTAAGTACCATCTTCTTTTACTTTAGGAAGTTTTATTATTCCCGGTATCCCTGAAAAATAAACACATGAAAGTCCTGAAACACTTTGAAGCATTGACGACCACGCTCCGTCCTTATTTATAAATATCTTAAATATATTAGATTTATCTATCAATCCGGTAAAGACAAGTTGATCTACAGTAAAAACTTTTTCTACTTCTTTAGTAGGCGCACAGTGAGCAGGAAGAGCCGTCAGCATTGTTGCGAGTATAAGACCTGTATCTTTTTTTGTATCTTGAGCAGAGGCGGTAAAAGAAAACAGAAGAACTCCTAGAGCGATTATAAAAGAGTAGATCATCTGTTTTTATGTCCTAAACATTTGTGTATAATCTTTACCGAATTTTTTCCTAGCATCATCTGCTGCTGCTCCTGTTCCAAGATGATGAGCACCCATATAAAGATCCGTCATTGATTTTTTATTAAATTTATTTTTTATAGCTGCTATAAGTAATTTATCACTTCCTTTCTGCTCAAATAACTGTGATAAAAATAACAATTCTTGCTGTTCTGCTGAAAGACCTTTCATAAAGGCTTCGTGTTCTTTATCTGTCATGGGATTAGCAGCTTCTTGTATCCACGAAGGAACATTATGTTCTCCACCCATTTTATTTATTATCCGTTGAGCATTAGTTCTCCTGTTAGAATTTATTGCTTGATACATCCCTGTTGCACTGGAGTCCGGGTTTTTTGCCTGTGTGTCTGTAGAAGATTCACGATGAGCTACAAGTTTTGCATATTTAGCTAAATTTTTATCAAATTCGTCAGAATCAAAATTACCGCCCTCTTCTAAATTCATCCTATCCATAAACGCTTCTTTAAAAGAAGAGCCTATTGCCTCTTTAAGTGCCTCTGTAGGTTGTTCCATACTTTCCTCTATTCTCTCTGTAACTGGGGGTGGAGCATCTGTAATTGGTACATCATACGCTGGATAACGTTTACGTGCCAGAACACCTGCTTCAGGTCGTGTCAACTCTTCGTAAGTTTTATCTTCAGGAGCTTTAGGCTCAAAGATAGGAGGACGCTCCTCTCTGACTTCCTGCTCTTCTTCAACAAGGGTTTCACTCATTCCAGAATCTACTGGTGGTGCAGAAGTTTCTTTTTGTCTACGGATATAATCCATAAACTGCATAAAAGGATTACGTTCCTTTTCTTCTAATTCTGCCCTAATTGTTTCAGTATCGTCCTCTCCGTAACCATGCGGATCAAAACCAAGAGCCTCTAATCCTCTCATCACTGGTTCCCACATTCCACCTGTCGCTAGATTAACAGTACCTCCTTCTGCGTACCGTTGCTCCTGTTCTCTTTTCTTAATCATCAACTCCCGTTCTTTAAGCATATTCTTGAGAGCCGTTACGATAATCTGAGTCTTGGTTCCCCGTATAGAATCATCTTCGCGTACACGTGCGTCCATTTGTTTTTGATTCTTTTCAGCAACTTTTGTAGCCGCACTTAGCTTAATATCCATTTCTTTTAAATCAAGATCACGGTTTTTAATTGCAAGTTCAGCCGCATCTTTAGTTGCTTCTTTTTGTATCTGCTGCTGCTCTAAATCCAATTTAGCAGCTTGTAGATCCATATTCTGTTGTTCAATAGAAGCTACATCTCCCTCACCTGTACTTAGTTTAAGAATTTTCTCAGCAGCATCTATGGAAAGTTTACTGAGTATTTCTGGAGAAACCTGATCAGGTTGCTGTCCGGCTTGCTGAAGTTCCAGTTGAACCATTCCAGACATCTGTTCTTGATACTGCATTACCATATGCTGTTGTATGTTAGCCTGAAGAACAGGAACGGCAGGAGCCATTACCTCTGTCTTTCCTAATGTCGGATCATCAATGAAAGCCGTTTTAATTGCAATGTGGGCCGCATGATCCTGTTGTGGAAAAGCCTGTATCGGCATTCCTTTTACAACCATTTGAATGTCGGTAATAGGATCATGCGGTTCCGGTGGAGTCTTGGGAGTGAAGAATCTTTCCGGGTTCTGAATGTTTGCTGCTTTTAGAATCGAGAGATGCACATTTTCCACGTTGTACATGCCTTGCGGAGCCTGTGACGACAACTGGAGAACCATTTGTGCCATAGATAACCGATGGGCAGCAGAAGGTATGTTAGGATCAGATACAGGAATAACATCCACCCTGCCATCAAAATCAGACTTAAATACACTAGAAGTGATATTAGGGACATCATAAGGGTATTCATCAGGTAAAAACTCGTGGTTAATTTTTGCAAGAAGGCGAAACTCGTCCCGTTGGCTTTTATGTAGTCTTTTATGAATAGCACTGAAGAACTTCGCAGACGACTCTATTAAAGCCATCGTTGTACCAACAGGTCCGTAATTACTAGATTCGTTTACAATCTGTTCTGTCTGATCTGCAAACTTCTGTCCTGCCTGTGTCAGCCAGTTCAGCATATTATAAAGAGTCTGGGACGGTTCTTTGTAAGGAAGCGGAACAATAGATTTCTGAAGATCAAGTCCGGTAGCTTCTACTTCCCTGAACTCACCGGGAGCTATGGGATCATTCCCACCAACAACACGTACTCCACGTGCTTTGAAACCACCCGGAAGATTAGAGAATTGTCCGGCATCTACAAGACTTCGCAGTGCTGAAGTCGCACTCATTGTCATATTGCCCAATAGATGTATCAGACCCAAGCCGTAAAATCCAAATCCCGGTACAAATTTATAATGTGTAAAGTAGGTTTGTTTTGATTGGGTTGGGTCTTCTTTTGACCAATTACGTCGAATAGATATTACTTTACGACTTTCTTCTTCTACTGTTACAACATAAGGAAGAGCAACTTCATCTGGACTTGCAAAAGGTTCCGGTAACTCCAAATGACAATGTTGTTCTAAAATCGTGTACTGTTGATCATAGTTCTCAGCAGGACTAATCCCCATAATCGAGTCTATTTTACTTGTAAAGGAATCTGGATCAGGGGCTGTAGCCTCTCCTAAATCAGCGTCCATATACATTCCTGATGCAATATCCCGATCCATTTCAACAGCACTACGATAAATAACATGTGTGTACCGTTCAGCCTTTGTAAGATCAGAAGCATGATAGGAAACGTAAAACTGGTCAACAGGGACAAATTCAGAACACGGACGACGGATTGAAGGATCGTAGTACATTTTCTTAAACGCAGATCCAATTAAAGGAAGATGAAACAACATCGTTTCAAATTCGTCAAAGTATTCTGTAATCTGTTCCGTTAACTGGTAGTTCATAAAGTTCTGAACACGGTTGGCCTGATCTTCCCGTTCAGGGGAAGTCGATCCTATAATCTGTGTACGTACAGGACCACCAGCCGGAAACAATTCTATGGTAGCTTTGGATTGGAACTTGACAGCAGATTCAATTATGAGAGGAGAAACAGCAGTACATGAGCCTTCAAACGGTTCTGTGGTTTCCTGAAGTTTCAAACCAAGAAGATCGAAACCTCTTTCAAAAGTAGATTCCCATTCTGCCCGTGATTCTTTGTCGGCTTCGTAAGATTCAGCAATCGTTTCACCGATTTCCTGAAGATCTTCATCACTAATTAATTCAGCAAGATTAGCATAATGATCCTGTTGTGCTTCCATTAATGCCGGATCATTTCCAATTTCTTCAAATCCCATTTCTACAGCGGCATCTGGATCTTCCAATTCTATTTCAAGTCCTGCTTCTTGTACAGGAGGAGGTCCACCAGCGGCCCCACCGGGAATAACTGAAAACGGATTACGTTCAACTACAGCCATTTAAATCTTCTTTCTTTTTACACTATCCAACATAGGATTCTCTGGAAAAATTCCAGTATCCTTTTCGTGGCGGTTTATAAGTATCTTCATCATCTTCATCATAATCAGGATCATCTTCGTGAGAAACATACCACGAGTCTCTCATATATAGTACAGCCATTACCATCGCGTCAACCTGATCATCATATCTGGCATTAGGAAAACTAATTGCCTCTTCAATCAAATCAAAGGCCCACTCTTTATTTTCAGGCAACCACACACGTCCTGATTCAAGAAAAGGAGTAGCTGCGTTAGCTCTACTAACTTTATCACGGTCAGGAGTAAACTCCAAAACGGGTAATCCTGCTCTACGCAAGTCCTGAAGAAGTGATTGACCCGAAGCTTTCTTTTCTATCATAATAGCATCAGGTTCATGTTTTTCATACTCTTCCTGTGCCGTCAATCTTAATTCAGGATATTCAAAACGACCACGTACATTCCCCAATAAAATAAGTTGTGGTAACAGTCTTTCCCTTCCTGTACTATCTGTTTCAAAGGTTTCAAATATTCCCCATGTCTGCATTACAGAATAGTCAGCCGTTGTCTTGGCAGAGAAAGCTGTGTCCATTGTCTGAATAATAAACTCACATTCCGGTGGATCGTCGTGAGGCCATCTTTGAAACCATCCCTTTTTAATAATACCGCCTTCAGCAGGAGTAGGATCTTGCATATAAAGAGACTGCCAGTAACGGCTACCATTATGACGTTTAATTTCAAGTTCGTCCAGCTTTAAAACATGTTCAGGTTTCCATTCGGGAAAGTAACTTGATCCAACTGGCAAGTCAAGAAGTTCTGCTGCCTGTTCGTCAAGCCACGCCGGAATCTTGATTACCTCCCACGGATGCAAAACTTCTTCAGCGGTTGAAGCGTTCTTCTCATTATCTAATAACCATCCGCAAATGTCATCTTCGTGATACCGTGTGTTGATAATAACGATAGAACCAGACGGCATAAGACGTGTGCGTAAACCAGCCGGAAACCACTCTTTAATGTACCGTCGTCCTGCTTCACTGAATGCATCTTCTTCCGACATCACATCATCAAGTATCGCTACATGTGCGCCACGACCTGCAATCTGTGTTTTAACACCAGCAGCTACATACACACCATTATGATTAGTCTGCCACTTACCTGCCGATCTAACATCGCTTCTGAGTTTTACTTCTGGAAAAATAGTTTGAAACATTTCATTTCCCACAAGATCACGAACTGCACGACCAAAGTCAGATGAAAGCTGATCACTGTGAGATACACTCAGAATTTCGTGATTAGGATGTCGCCCCATGTACCAAGCCGGAAAAAGCTTGGAACAGATAACAGATTTACTGGAACGCGGAGGAAGAAACACCATCAAACGTCTGCATGTTCCGTCATCTACTTGCTGGAGTTTATCACAGATAAGTTCAATGTGTCTTCCCATATGGAAATCCGCTATGAGAAGCGGAGCCATCATACGGACAAAGGTCATAAAGTCGTAGGAAGAAGCACCAATTACGTTTTCAAACAAACGATCCCGTAGTGCAAGTTCATTTACATTAGCAGAAGCAGACATACTTTACCCCATTGATAACGTAACAAGGAAAATAAATCCTGCAATAATAGCTATACCGATTATAAGTTGAAGAATATTAGTCCACTGTATCATCCGAATCCTTTAAGAGGTTGAGGCATATACGGATTCATGTTGGGATGCTGATTGTAAGGAGGAGTCGGTGTAATTCCTGCAAGACTTGCCATTGATGTTACTCCGGGTAAAGAAGCAAGTCCCGTTGGCTGTTGCTGTTGGTGCTGTTGTTGCTGTGGATCAACAGGTGTATTCTGCTGTACTTGTGCTTGCCTTAGACTATCCTGATAACCCATAAGATTATAATATGTATTGGGGTTTTGGCCTAATACAGGAGGAGTCTTAGTATTAGCCGTCATAGGCGCAGGTGCAAAGTCTTGTCCCATTAGTCTGGTCCTACGCTAATTTATATCCTTTAACAATCGTACATCCCGATTCAGTCTTTTCAAGAGGTACATCGCCGCCTTCACTGTAACCTGCCTGTTTTGTCAACTGTTGTCCGGTACGTGCAGCCATTTCTTCAGCAGCTTTACGACCAGCAGCATTATATGGAAAATGTGTACTTCCTACTTGTGGCATATTTTAAGCCTTCCTTTTTCTCAATTCACGGATGATACGTTTCTTCTCAGCTTTGAGATTCTTCTTTCCTTTACGAGACTTGCCTCTCTCAGCATCAACACGTCCCAACTCTTCAAGACGGTTCATTCGTTTGGTGTTTTTACTTTTCTTCTTTTTCTTTTTCTTTCCGTAGTCGTATCCGTCAATAACCGTACCACCACGTGCCATGCCCATGTTCTGTCGCCGTATAGCTTCGCTCATCGTACCGGAACGGGCCATTTCCGCTGGTGAAAGTGCATCCCTGTTCATTCCATATCGTGAAGGCATCTTTAAAAGTTCTCCATAATTTAGATCTTAGTTGTAGTCATACGTGTCTAAAACACGCCCACCTGTTGAAAAGCGAACCATTCCACCTTTTGATTTTGCAACTACTCCTCCTTTTTTTACACCCTGTTTCCCTTTAAGCTGAGATCTGCGCCCAGTGCCGTACTGATAGTGATCTGACTGTCCGGCCCTCTTACGGTCTTCTTGCTCTCTTTTATAAGCTTCCTCCATGTCTTTCTTTGCTTCAGCCTCAGATACATTCTTCCCAAACAGTCGCCGCCTGAATCCTCTGTTTGGATCGTCTTGCGTACCTCCCCTGCTTATTGCAAAGTGCCTCTTATCTGCCGCAATGTCACGGCTTTTTAGATCTTCAGGCCGACCTGACATAACTGTACCACTTTCTTCTTTTGGTTTCTTTGGAGCCATCATGCCATTAATTTTTGTTTTTCGTGGATATGTACGTCTAGCTGAATCTGAGGCTGCTGCCGCTGCTGCTCTTGCTCCGGGTTTTTCTGTTACTTTTCCTCTTCCTCCAAGTACTTTTTTCTTCGGTTGAGATGGAGTTATCTTCGTCTTCGGTTTTGCCGTAGTTTTTACAGCACCTTGAAATCTGTCAGTTGGTGGTTTAGGTTTCTGTCCCGGTTTACGATCTCTCAACAGTTCAGACAGTCCGTAACCAGCCGCACCTGCCGCACCTAACTTAGCTGCTCCTTTTCCTCTTGCCTTATACTTATCTACTTTATTTCTCCAGTTTTTATACTGGGTACTTTTTGTCCCGTATGGTTTACCTGTTTTTGTATTTATAGGACGGGCAAGTATTCTGTCTTTTAAAGATACCGTTGGTTTTGGTTTCGTTGTTGTTGACGTGCCTGTACCTTTACCTCTGCCTTTAGTAGCCGCTGATGCCAGACTTTCTCTATGTTTTGTTGCAGCATCTGTTGTTTTTTTAGTAGAGCTTCGTCCGTTATCTGTTTTCTTGGTTTCCCTTTTTTTAACTTTCTTCTTTTTAGGTTTAAATCTGGTTTTAAGCCTTTGCAGTAATGTAGGAGTTTTTTCTACACTGCTACTAGTAGCTGTTTTAGTTTTAGCTTTAGCATCTGCTTTAGCTTTAGCATCTGCTTTAGCTTTAGCTTTAGCATCTGCTTTAGCTTTAGCTTTAGCATCTGCTTTAGCTTTAGCTTTAGCTTTAGCATCTGCTTTAGCTCTAAGTTTTTTAGCCGCTTCTCTTTGCGCTTTTATCTTTGCTTGTCTTTTCGCTAGTTCAGTAGCCCCTTTTTTAACACCAGCTTTTACAAGAGGAGCCGCTGCCACTACTGCTGCCTTTGTTCCTAAACCAACGGGGGTAACACCTGCTGCCAGTGTTGCGCCTTGAAGAACCTTCTTAAAGCCCCCAGCAGTTCTTCTTTGAGCATCAGTCATGCCAGCCCACTTCTTTTTAGCTGCTGCTCTTCTTATCTTATTTCTTTCTTTAGCAGATCTAAGTGTCGTTTTTCCAGATTTGGGATCTGTTTTAACAACCTCATGCGTTGCCGTTTCCATCCTTTCTTTCTGAGATTTTCTTTTGTAGCCCGGACCTTCAGTACGTTTCTTAGCGTCTGCTCTTTGAGCCGCTATTTTCTCTTTAAAAGACCGCGTTGTTCCCCGTCCCGGTCCTTCTTCCTGTTGAACTATTTTACGCTTGGCTTCTTGTGCTTTACGTTTCGCTATTGCAGCGTCCCGTTTCTTTTTCTTTTCAAGAGCGATTCTTGTTTTCTGTCCTTGAGACATACCGAATCCACCCGTGCGTCTGTACCGATCAACGGGCTTCTTCTTACTGACAGGTGATTTAGCTGTTCTTTTGCCTTTACCGAGATTAAGATCTATTCGATTCCGTGCAGCTTCTAACCTTTTCTCTCTCTTTTTCTTCTTAGTTTCTAACTGTACTTTTGATAGGGCTGGCATCGGGCTTTAACCGCCTTTCTTTACTTTAAAAGATTTTGGCTGAGAATAGTTTTCATCCACGACAACATTTGTTTCAGGACCAATAACATTCGGGCCTTTCCGTGCCGCTCCGTAGCCTTGTCCCGTTGGACGGCCTACGATCTTGTCAAGTTGTTTTGAATCCGGTGTCTGTTTCATTTTACTTAGTGAACTCCCAACTTATTATACGATGTGGTAGGCTCTTCAAAACCCCTTTGAAACTGCAAAGAACCAAGTGCGTTATAAACTTCAAACAAAGAATGAGCCGCGTCAACCAGTGTTTCTCTAATCTTATCCAGTTCAGGATCAGGGTTCTTGAATACGGGATGAGAACACACGTGACTATGCCAATTCTCAATTGTAAACTCCACTCTGTCCATAGCCTGATGGTATCCCATCGAACCGGGAGAGTAGTTTAGTTCATTATAAGGTATAGACCCGGCAAACGACAAACGTCTTGGAGCAACCTTACGTGCCGTCTTCGTGTCCTTTTCCGTAGAGTCTATAAAAGCTACAAAGTCCGTATTATTCATTGTCTGTTGTTCCGTTTTTTTGTTTACCGCCTTCAATAACTTTGAACCCTGCAATTTCAGCAAGGCGTTCAATATCATTCTGTACCTTTTCTTTTTCATCACTGTCTCCCAGTGATCCCATCTTTATACGCTGTTCGGATCTGTCCACAAACATTCCGAGATGTTTCGCTACATTTTCGACGGAACGATTCGCGTTGGTGTAGTCTCCGTTAGACAACGCATGTTGGTAAACTTCGTCCAATCTTTGCAGAACGTGATCCGCACTCCACGCCATACGATCCAGTGCGACTTCACGAAGGTCATTGATGCGCTGCTCTATCTTCGGATTTTTCAGAAGAGTTCCGGCACGGCGACGGGTATCGGCGTGGTTCTTACCGGGCGCATATCCTGCTGCCTTATATGCGGTCAGGCTGTCACCCGTAGCGATATACTCCATACAGAACTTCTCCTGCTTCGGAGACATTCCTGCTATGAAGTTTCCCGGTTTAAAGTTGGGAGCTTTTTCAGCACGTTCTAACATTTCTTCTTCAGTATAGTTGTTTCGGGCGCATCGTGCAACCCGACCTTCTCTGCGCCGTTGTGCCTCTCGCCGCATCTCTATCAGATCCTGTCCTGCTGAAGTTTGTTGTCGCCCTTGTGCCGTAACACGAATAAGAGAAGTTAATTCGTCGTTTGTTAGTTTACCATAAATGATGTGAGGTTTCGGATCATTTGTCGTCATGTAACAAATTGTATCAGGTAGTTACTAATTTAACAAAATGAATTTAACATTGAAACATTCTAATTCAGTTGTTTCTCTTGATACAGATTGTATCAATTAGTTTCAGGTTTGTCAACCCTCTGATTCACCAAGCCGAAAAAAGAAAGGCAGGGATGATAAGTAAAAGGTATTTTTCGGATCTCAACGGATCTCACAAAGGAAAAAGATTTTAAAACCATCCCTGCCCACACAAAGGAGAGAGATTATTAACATAGATCAAATCAATGTTTTTGTCAAGTGCTTGACCTTTTTCCTTTTTCCTTCTATAACACTTGTATGATTAAAGCATTCTTTATAACCGCTCTTGTTCATACCATTATGACACCTGATACAGGGTGGCTTCAGTGGACTCAGAGCTATGCTACAAAGGAAGCTTGTCACGAAGTTATCTGGAAAGATTTTGATAAAATTCACGAAGCTATTAAAAACAATATGGGCATGAAGTTAGTAGGTATTATGGAACTTCGCTGTATGACCTATGACGAAGCTTTAAAACTTAATGCCGAATTAGGACACTGAGATGGCAAAACAAAAGGTAGCACTGGTTACAGGAGTAACAGGTCAGGACGGAGCTTATCTTTCTGAATTGCTTCTAAATACACAATATAAAGTCTACGGATTGGTAAGGAGATCCAGTACTCCTAACAGAGACAACATCTCCCATTTCATAGATCACGCTAATTTCATTCCGTTCTACGGAGATCTTTCAGATACCAATAGTCTTCTCAGTATGTTGCGTGATATAAAGCCTGACGAGATCTACAATCTTGGAGCGCAGTCCGATGTCGGGATAAGTTTTGACATTCCGGTAAGTACAGGAGATATAAACGCTCTTGGAACTATGAGAATAATTGACTGTGTTCGTACTCTTAATCTCGACATGGATACAAAGATATACCAAGCCAGTACCAGTGAACTGTTTGGAAAGGTACAGGAAACACCCCAAACAGAGAAAACACCTTTTTATCCCCGTAGTCCTTATGGTGTGTCAAAGTTATATGCGTACTGGGCAATCAAGAACTACCGGGAAGCTTACGGTATGTTCGGGTGTA